CCCAGTTCCTTTTGAGAAAGGCCCCGGCTCTCCCTGGCGACTCGTAACCTATTCAATTGAACCACCTCCTGATTACCGATTCGGTACTAGTATAATGCCAACTCGGTAAGTTGTCAACTAGAAAAGTACCGAAACGGTAATATACTTTTTGCCGGAATGGCATTACAATAAGTGTAGGAATGGAGGATATCATTATGAAAATACAAGAAATCCGAATTCATAAAGGTCTTACCCAAAAACAGGTGGCAGAAGCCATCGGCTGCATTCCCTCTGTTTATTCCCGGTATGAAACCGGAGTGCGGGAGCCCTCTGTTGAAATATTGACTCAGATTGCAAGATTCCTTGGTGTGTCCTTGGATGAATTGGTCGGCTATGATGCCCCCACCGATTCCGGCCTCAGCAGTTATGAACTGGCTCTTGTCCAAGCCGCAAGAGAGGCAGATGACAGGGCCCGTGAGGATGCGCTGTCCATGTTGCGGTCACATAGGGTCGAAAGGAAAAAAGAGAACCTGGCGTAAAGCGGCAGGGCAATCTCATCATTGTCGATTTCAAAAAATACAAGAAAGAATAAGTGTGCCGACCTATATCAGTTTGGCACACTTATTGTTGCGACGCTCATAGGAATGCCTATGGGCGTTTTATTATGCTTCAATCTCCCTGCCGTCCAGGAACCGGAATACAATCCGTCCGTCATGGTAGACAGTGGCAACATCAATCACCTCAAGCCAAAGCCGGGGATCAAAGACCGTCAGTTCACCGGACTGACTCCGAATCTGCTCCATGTAGGTTTCGATTCGCTTTGCCTTATCCAGCCGTTCTTCCCGGCGTTGTTCCGCAGCTTGGATTTGGGCAATGATGTCATTGTACCGTGCAGCCAGGGCGTTGTACTTGGCTTCGTATTCGGTCTGATCCTGCGCCGCCACAGTATTTTCGGAAATGCACTTCCTGGTCAACCCAACCACAACCTCCAGTTCGCTACGCAGCGCCTCCAAGTCGGCATCAACAGCCGAGGTGTCCGTCAGCATTGCTTGCATGATGCGGCAGTCCTCGCAAAGGGCGTCCCTGTCCCCAAGGAGGGCGTTGTAAGCGGTCAAAAAGCGCCCATAGATGTCCTGCTCGTCCAAGTGGGGTGTCGAGCATTTATCGCCCTGGAATTTGCTGTTGCATTGCCAAATAACCCGGCGGTACTTGCTGTTGGAATTCCAGACCTTGGAGCCGTAGAAGCTGCCGCAGTCGCCGCATACAATCCGTGATGCCAGAACGCTCTTGCTGTTGTAATGATGCCCCAGGGCCTTCCTTCGCTGAATTTCCCTCTGGACCCGGTCGAACAGGGACGGTGCGATGATTGCTGGGTGGCTGCCCTCAACATAGTATTGGGGGACCTCGCCCTCGTTGGTTTTCTTCTTTTTTTGCAGGAAATCCACAGTAAACTCCTTCTGCAGGAGGGCGTCGCCCTTGTACTTCTCGTTGGAAAGAATGCTCTTAATTGTGGATGCCTGCCAATTCGTGCCGCCGGAAGGTGTAGGGATGCCGTCTGCGGTCAGCCGCTTGGCAATGGCGCCGGGTGTCAGCCCTGCCATAAACAAATCGAAAATCAGCACGACAGTCTTTGCCTGTTCCGGTACAATCCGAGGCAAGCCGTCCGGCCCTTTTTCGTAGCCGAGGAACCGTCCGTAGGGCAAGCATACCTTGCCGTCTGCAAACTGCTTTCTCCGGCCCCAGGTGACATTTTCGGAAATGCTCCGGCTCTCTTCCTGGGCAAGGCTGGACATAATTGTCAGTAGCAGCTCGCCTTTGCTGTCAAAGGTGTAAATGTTCTCCTTTTCAAAGAAAACCTCTACACCTTTTTCTTTCAGCTGTCGGATGGTCACCAGGCTGTCCACCGTATTTCGTGCGAAGCGGCTCACGGACTTGGTAATAATGATGTCGATTTTGCCGGCCAGGGCATCGCTGATCATCTCATTAAAGCCGTCTCGCTTTCTTGTATTGGTACCGGAAATACCCTCGTCGGTGTATACCTTCACAAATTCAAACTGGGGATTTCTCAAAATGTACTGGGTGTAATAATCCACCTGTGCCTCATAGCTGGTAAACTGCTCATGGACCTTGCCCTGGCGGCAGTCGCCAATGAGCCGCTGAAAGTCGGCGCGTGTTTCCTTGGTGCCGGTTAGCGCCTCGTCTGCGTACACTCCGGCGAACACCCAGCCGGGCTGCTGTTGGATGTAGTCATTGTAGTAACTGACCTGGGCGGATAATGAGTGGAGCATTGCATCCTTGCCGGAGGAAACTCTGGCGTAGGCAGCGACCTTCTTTAGCGAGGGCGCGATGGGCGCGATAGCATCCACTTTCCGAATAATTCTAGGCATTTATGCCACCTCCTTTGCTGTTTGGTAGTGACATATTCGCTCTAAACCCCCGGAATATCAAGGGATTTCTGCAACATAAAGTTGACAAATCTACACCCTTTTTACTGGCAATAATAGCCTCTATTTGACAATACTCTTCTTCGCTGATGATGCCCTCCTGGAGCATTCCCCAAGCCACCGCCATGGCAGCACGGAAGGAAATAATCGCATCATTCATTCTTCCACCACCTTCCGGCGGCTGATGCCATAACAGGCCTTGGAGCAGAATCGCTGATCCTTCTTTCCGTACACGGCAAACGCAACACCGCAGGTGGGGCAGATTTTCTTATGGAAGGTCTTTTGCTGTACCTCTGACCGATGATTGTTCCACCAAGCCATCCGGCACTTGGAATCGCAGAAGCGCTTTTCCTTATTGGAGAAACGGACAATCAGCGGCTTGCCACAATGCTGACAATGCTTTACAACGGTGGGTTCCACCACAATATTTACCGGATGCCGTTTGATATACGATTTGACCGTGTTGATAGAGATTCCGGTCTCGGTGGCGATTTTGCGATAGCCGTATCCTTTATTCTGCAAATCCTTTATTCTTTCAATTTCCTGTGTCGTCACCCCGAACAACCTCCTTCAGATGGGTTTCTCGCAGTACCGCCACGGAAAAGGCCAAATTTAACCCCCTGGGCAAAAAATGTTTTTTTCGGGGCAAAAAAGAAAGCCCCCCAACCACTAGCGAGTAGTGATTGGGGGGCCGTGTTAGTTGGGGATCTTCAGCTTCCAGCCGCTGTAGATGACATTGGAGTCGAGATTGTTGAGGGTCTTGATTTCCGGGTAGCGAGAGCCGTCGCCCAGGTACTTCTTGGCGATGTCCCAAAGGGTATCGCCCTTGACCACCGTATGGACCCGGTAGGTCTCCTCGGCAGGCTTTTCCGCAGGATAGATAGCAACACCGTCATTGGTGAAAACGAAGGTGCCGGGGTTCTTGTCCGCAGCTGCCTTTGCGTTGGCAAGGATGCGGTAGGCACCCACCTGGGACTTGCTGTCTTTCCAGGTCTTGCGGACCCGGTAATAGCCGGAGGTCAGCTTTTCGGGATATTCCGAGGTGGTAGGCTTCTCTTCCTCCTGGGTGGGAGTGTCCTCCCCGGCGGTCAGCAGTTCCTTGACGGCGGCACGGAAGGTGTCCATGCTTTTGCCGTGCTTGGGGAACCAATGCATGACGTCGCCATGGTTGGAAGCGACACCGCGCTTATAGCCCTCGGAGTGGCAGATGATATCCTTCTCGGTGAGACCATACTGCTTGCACAGATAGGCACAAAGTTCGACGGCCTCCTGATACACCTTTTTGAAGTAGGTGCCATCAGCGAGACCGTCCTCACAGATTTCAAAACCGATATGGGTGTTGTTTGCGCTACCGCCAGCGTGCCAACCACGATGATCCCAGGGCAGGGTCTGATAGGTGGCGATGGTGCCGTCTGCCAACTTACCAATGAAGCCATGGACACAGACCTCTCTGCCGCCGGGATGGTAGGTGTTCCAATGGTTGTTATACTGGTTTTTACCCAGCAAACCATCGTCCGGACCCACATAGCGTTTCAGCCAGGGGTTATTCGCTCCGGTGGAATGGACCATAATGCCTTTGACCGTTATCTTCCGGCCGGCCTTATAGCAGGCATTCTCCGTGAAAATCAGGGTATGCAGATTCATTGGTTATTCCTCCTTCTTGGTGGGAGCCAACTGCTTGACCGCCTGGTTGGTGCCGGTAGCAGACAGACCGCTTGCCGCACCAAGGACGATGGCAACGAGCAGATTCTCGGTGCCCATAGTGCCGGGGACGCAGTAAAAAGCGACCACGCCGCAGACTGCGCCCAGAACGCAGGCGATCAGCGGAATGAAGCGCCGGAACTTCTCGTCGCCGCCCATAGCGGTCTTGACGATGTCGATGATGGTGTACACGATTGCCGCCAGAGCGGGAATGGTAGTGATGTCAGTCATGATAGTAATCCTCCTTATTTGTGAGCCTGTTTGTTCAAATGGGTTTCGATGCGTTCAATGGCTGCGGTCACAGGACCGTTACAGCCTTGTTCGTGCAGACCCTGGAGGCAAGCAAGAATGCCCTGGGTCAGAACGGTCTGCTCTTCTTTGATGGCCTTGATATCCTTGTCCTGCTTTTCCTGCTTCAAGAACCATTTGTACACGGCAAAGATTGCGCCGAAAACGACGCCGAGAGCAGTAATCGTTGCCGCAAGGGTGGTCAGTTCCATGTGCGTTTCCTCCTCAAAATCATATTTTTATATGAAAATTGGCACCCCTCTCGGAGTGCCGCAATTCCTTATTCCAGCCACTCCGGCTTTTCTGGGATGACCATTGTCTCGGTGACATTCAGCCACGCTTTGTACCATTGCCGGAGTTCTATCAGCTGGGTAAGCGTAATGCCCTCATACCAAAGCTGCCCCCGGTTGATAATAGAGAAACATTCCGTTTCCCGGCGCCGACGGTATTCAACCTTCGTTTCCTCCAACACATGAGATTCGTAGGCGGCGCTGTTGTAAATCAGCTTGCCGTCCGACAGCTGAAAGGCATAGAACTGGTGCAGGAACAGTTCCAAATCTTCCGGCTCCGGTATTTCGGTCGCACCGACCATATTGCCAATAAAGGCACAAC